AAGGCTGACTCCAGTTGGCCATGCTCCGGTTGCTTTGGGTCCAAATATAGTATTGGATGTTGTATTGATATAGAAGTCACCGTCAACGCCTTCTGTTGTGGGATCAACTGTGCCACTCAGAACTGTTTTTCCGTTGGCACCAGCAGGACCTGTGGCACCTGTAGGGCCTGTGGCACCTGTTGGTCCGGTTGGTCCAGCTGCGCCTGTCGCACCTGTGGGTCCTGCTGGCCCTGTGGCGCCTGTAGCACCTGTGGGTCCTGCTGGCCCTGTGGAACCTGTTGGGCCTGCTATACCTCTGACTCCGGCTATGGTTATGTTCCACGAAGCCAGTGTACCTGTTCCGTTGGTGAGATCCACACTAACCGTCATAGTGTTTGACGAGAATGCAGTTACCACACCTTCCATGAAGCTGGTAGGTGTTGCTGTTGATACAGCTCTCACCCTGCTGCCTACCACAAAAGCCGAAGCAGTTGCAGCAAGGTTAGTAGTAAATGTCTTTGATCCTGTACCGATAACCAAAGATGTAGTCGACGAAAGCCTGAATCCAAGACCAGCAGTACCGGTTATTGTGCTCCAGGAAAGATTTCCTGCACCATCGGTGATCAGTGCTTGTCCGGCTGTGCCGCCAGTGATGCGTACCTTGTTTGGTGCACCCAACACTATCTTGCCTGCAGGAGAGATGGTTAGATCTGTGCCTGAGAAGTTAGAAATCGTGTTGACATTGAAACTACCGTCTTTTGTTATCTTTGCACGATTGGCAAGGCTTGTTCCATTGTGCGTACCAAATATCCATTCGGTTGGCATGCTGGTTGAGCTAGGTGCGCCAACAACCACTGCTCTCAGTGTTGCACCGATAGTAGGGGCTGTGCCATTCCATCCTGATGCACTGATATCTGCCAACTGATCGCCGTTTTGTGGCAATGCTTTGGCTGCTGTGGTGCCACGTCCTCTGACAAAATTGAATGAATCTGTTGGGGCACCTGCATGGAACTGCTGGAAGCTGAGCCCAGAATAACCAAAGCCGCCGTTGTATGAGCTCTTGGTGATCAGCAGTCCTGGTACTGTAACAACCTTGTTGGTGTTGTCATATATGATAGGTGTTGGCATCGGGGTAAGATCCGTGCCATCGGCGGCATAATATGGAATTCTTCCAGTGGTGCCGGGGTTAATTGTGTTTGCCATGATTGGTTCTTTCCTTGATGAAATCGTATGCCTTTTCTTTGGCACCACTTGACCTGGTATTTACCATTTTAAGCCACGCTGCCCAGATCTACATTGGTCAACGGACCGCTGTCTGCCAGATCCAGCTGCGTCATTTCGATGGTTGCGCCAAATGCATCTGTAGATCCTGTGTCTATTATGCTGCCCATGTTGCCAGATGACAGTATGGCTATTGGGTCTAATGATTGTGACGAACTGACAGAGATCCATTGTATTCCGTCATCGTAGTAAATCCTGTTGTCTGTGAGATCCACCCACAATCTTCCTTCTGATCCAGCAGCTGGTCTTTCACCCGACGAGCCTGCATCAATTGATGCAACAGACTCTCCTGCTCTCAACAAAGAATACCAGCTGTCTCCCATGCCTTTCCTGACTTCTAGTTCGCCTATAGAAGTGTTAAATCTGATTGTACCTGTTACAGCTGAAGCTGGTCGTTCTGCTGTGGTTCCGCGTGGCAGTTGAACTCCGTTGACGCTGTCAATTATCAGTCGATCGTCTGGTCTTATTTTTGTAGGCATGATTGTTGATCTCCATGCTTATTTACCGTTCCTGGAGCCAAAAGAAAACCGGGCAGTTGCCTGCCCGGTTGACTTGACGATACTTTCGTATCTATTATGCAAACACGAGGTTTGCAACAGCAACCTTGTTCAGGTAGTCAGCTGCGTTACCGAAGCTGCTTGCTGTGTTGGTGAGTTCGACGTAGCCGTAGCGTGTCATGAACGATACGGTTGGTTCGAACGTGTTTGGATCCAGCACAACGCCAGAGCTCATCAGCGGGATGTATGGGCAGTAGAATGCTGCGGCATCCATCTCGTTTGGTCCCTTGTAACCAACCAGCACAGGAGTCGTGTCGCTAGCATAGCTGTCGTCATACACGCGGACTGAGTTGTTGAGGGTACCAACGAACTTGGTGTTAGTTGGAGCTTCGAAAGTACCTTCTGTGGTACGAGCGAAAGCAGAAGTTGTAGCAGACTGGAGAACCGTCAATGCCGTTGGGCTTACAACGATCCAGTTACCAGCACCGCGGCGTGTGCGCTGAGCGATCTGGTTAGCAGCCTGGTTGATCATGATGGCCAATACTGCGTGGCGGTCACCAACGTAGTTAGGCGTACCAGTGAAAGAACCACCGGTCATGTCAAAGGTGTTGCTGGTGCCAGCGAGATTGCGCAGGCTGCCGAGCAGTTCCTGGTCAATTTCAGCTGTGATTTCTTGGGCCAAAGCAGCCATGATTTCTGCTTCAACGTCAAGACCGTGCATGCTCTGTGCGTCCTGGGCAGCTTCGAAGGTCCAGCGAGCTTGTAGCTTGCGTGACTTAGCTTCGACGGTCTGCTTCAGGATCTGGATGCTGAGCTTCTTACCACCGTCGCCTTCGAGCGTGCTCGTAGCGGCAGCAGCAGGTGCTGATGCATCAAGGTTACCAGCATAAGCCTTGGCGATATCAAACGGACCAAGAGCTTCTGTACCGGCTGTCACACCAGCAGCGGTTTCAGCATAGCGAACACGCATGGTGTGGATCTGACCAACTGGGCCAGTCATTGGCTGAACGCCCAGGATTTCGTTGGCGATGACTGTTGGCATCACGCGACGGATCACTGGAAGGATGACCTTGTTCAGCACAGCTACGTTACCAGCGGCAGTGGTGCTAGCAGCACTTTCTGTCATGTAACGCTTGGTGTTTTCAAGAACGGCTTCCATAACTGTCTTACGGTTGCCATTGAGTCCTTCGACGAGAGCCTCTTTAGCGGCCTGCCAGTTACGGGACTCGAAAAGTTTATCGGACATTGTAATTCTCCTATTATTACTTTGCGATTCCGGCAAGTTTCTTCAGGCTTATGATGTCAGCGCCGCTGTTGTCAGCGTGCTTTTCATCAACTACCTTGTCGCCTGTTGCAGCACTAATATGCTGTTCCTGGCGAGTTTCGATAAGCGGCTTTTTACCGGGACGTAGGCCACTCTCGTTAAGAACTGACGGAAGATACTTCTGATATGACTCACGCAGCTTTTCGGTCGAAACCGTGCCGAGCAAGTCTTCCATGATACCACGCTTGTCTTTCGACAAAGGTGCCATCAGCTCTTGCATGATGCGATCGCGCTTGAGCGTATCTTCGGCAATCTTTGCCTTGCGCTCTGTATCTGCGATTGCTTGTTCTTTTACTTGAATCTGCTGTTCTTTTTCGTTCAGCTTTCCTTCAAGTGTAATGATCTTGTCGCTCAGCTTCTTGAGTTCGGTGGCATCTGCAAAGTGTGATGCCATGAATTCAGCAGCGTATGCTTCCATGATCTTGCGTCCGAATGCGTTCTTGCGAGCTTCGGTTATATCTTCTTTTAGCTGGCCAATTTCCTTGCGGAGGGCTTCGCCAATGAAAGCATTTGACTTCTCGGCAGCCTGTGCGATGAACTTCATCTTGGCTTCCTTGATTGCCTGCTTGCCTTCTGAGATCAGTTGAACTCTGGTGTCGACGAGCTTTTGCTCTTCTTCACGCAGTTCGTTTAGTTCCTTGGTCAGTTTCTGAAGCGTAAACTCTTCCAGCTTCTTGATGCTGGCTTTGTTTGCTTCGCGATCTTCTCTCAGTTCGTTGATCTCTTTTGCCAACATCTCGTTCACAAAACGATTGAGTAGCTCAGCATGCTCAGCCACCTTCTTCTTGTAATCAACACGGGCTTGTACCATTGCGTCGCGATCCTGCTTGAGCTCACCGAGCTCTTTTTGTAGGTTTTCGCTGATGAATAGATCCAGTGCTTCAACCATGACTGATTTGTCATGCTCGTAACGCTGAGAGAATTCTTCACGCAATTCTGCCAGGGCTTCGGATTTGTTTTCCTTGACCTTGACTTCCCATGCTTCTGCTAGCTTAGATTTCACTTCCTCTGAAAGGACCTCGGAACCAAAAAGTTCTGAAAAGTTTGCCATCTCTTAGTCTCCTTATTTCAGGCTACTGATGAACTTTAGAACCTCTTCGTGGAGGTACTTCTGTGCACGTCTGTCATGATTTACTGCTTCGGCAACGTCCATCAACGCTCCTCTGCGCTTGTGAATCATGGCCCTCTCGTATATCGCGGTGGGGTAAGCATCTGGTGCGCTTGGCTGCGCTACGATGTCTACCGTGACAATGTCAAAATCCTTTACGCTGCCGTCTTCGTTGACATTACCACTGCCTCTGCTGGATACTCCTAGCTTTACGCCGCTTTCCATGAGGGTCTTGATGATGTTTCCCATTGGGGTGGGCAACACCTTAAGTTTACCATAACCATTGGGTCCGTCCATCCACATGCTTTCAATCATGTGGCTGAC